TTCCACCAACAGTAAGGTTGCCACTAGATCCTAGAGTTGTAAATTCACCAGAGGCAGCAGTTGTATTACCAATAACTGTATTGTCGATTGTACCTGCATTAATGTCTGCTGTGTCAGCTACAAGGCTGTCAATATTTGCTGTACCATCAATATATAGGTCTTGCCATTCTGCTGCAGAAGAACCTAGATCGTATGTGCCATCTGCAGAAGGGATAAGGTCTGAGGCAACATCAGCATTTACAGTAACGGTATCAGCATCATCACTACCAAGAGTAGTATTGCCATTGACGGTAAGATTCCCAGTAATAGTAGCATTTTCATGTACTGCCAGAGTGTCGATATAACCCACACCATCAATGTAAAGATCTTTAAACTCAGCAGACGCAGAACCCAAATCAATATCTTCATCAGTGACAGGAACAATAGCTCCATCTTGTATCCTTACTTGTTCTACTGCTGCACTACCAACATTAGTAAAGAAATTAATTCTATTGTTAGCTGTATCAACAACAACTTTGCTGTATTGGTTAGTGTCTGAAATTAAAGGAATAAGGCCACCTTCTGCTGAAGTGCCATCGTGTCTGTGACCTGTGCTTGCATCGAATGCTGCTAGAACTTGATTGAGTTCGTTGTTTATTGGTTCAGCTTTTATAACCTGACCAGAAACAATATCGGCAACACTTTGTCTTGTATAACCTGCCATTTATAATCTATCCCCCACTCCAAACGTCACAACAAGTCCTTGGATACTGTGTGATGCATTCGTGTCATTTGTAACATATCTAAAAGAAACTGATTTACCTGAACCTGAAACATTCACCCTTTGAACAGGAGATGGGTTACCACTCCAAATAGTTGAAGAATCATCAAAGATTGCTTCATTATAATAGGCAGCAGCACCTTCAGTACTTAAGGTAAAGTTAGTTGGATTAAGAATGGTGGTATCATCGTAGTCAAATACAACAGACATAACGATCTCGTTATCACCTTCTGATCTAAGGTAAGTAGCAACAGTATGAATGATTTTACGTTGCTCTGGATCTTGCATGTGCAAGAATGGTGTTTGGTAAAGGCTCACGATGTTATTACCACCAAAGCTATTACCTGATTCTTGTCTATGGACCTTGCCTAAACTATCTCCATGAATAACATATTCTTCTTTATCAATGTATCCACTGTCAGCACAAGTGGCTTGAATCCCAATCATCTGACCAAACTCAAAACCAATGCCACCTTGTTGACCCATACGTAGACCTCCAAGAAGTGCATTCCCATTCTCTACGTTATAGAATAATCTGAATTGAGACTTACCTCTAATAATTACAGAAGAGACTGCATCTAGGTCATTATTAAATACAACATCAGAAATAAAAGATTGGATGTTTTTGGTTAATGTTTCTAAGTTAACGTCACCAATCTTATCTGTACCTGAGATAGGTCTAATACCATCTTGTGACAAAAAGATTAGATCACCACCAATCTCAACAACACTGTCTGATGCTAGGCAACCAAGGTCATCTGTTACGTGTTGTAACTGCCAGTCTGAGATGTTGTTGCCTACAACTCTTTTAATGTTATTTGTCCCAAATACAAACAGAGAATCACGAAACGGTTTGATTGATACAATAGGAAAACCTACGTTAATTACACCAGCACCGTCTGCAGGTGCCCACTTGGTTTCGTCTGTTGGTGCACTGAAGTACAAATTGTGAGGTTCAGCAGGATCACCTGCAAGCCACATATGGTTCTTGAATACTGCAGCAAACTTAGGATCTGTAGGAGCATTAGCATGTGTGATCTGGGTGTAAGTTGTGCCATCATAAGTAGCTGCAGGATTTATACCATCTGTCAGGATAACCTTTGCTGTCCCCCAGTTGAACCTAGTAAATCTTACTTTTGTTACACCTGTCATTGTAGGTGAACCAGAAGTAGTTACTGCTGTCCAAGACTCTGCTGTAGCATCCCAGTAGTGTAAGTAGTTGTTACCTGTAGAAGGTTTACGTGCTGCAAGGATACCATCGTTGATACCAGCAGCTACTGCTACACCAAGTACACTTCCAGAGCTATCACCAGGTACTGTGCCATAGTCGTTAGTATAACCACTAACACGTCTGTATCCACCAGTTGTAGCAGGTTCGTAATTAAGCAAAGAAATAGCAGAACCAGGCTGTATTTCACCTTGTGATAACACATCCCTGTTCAGGTTTAGTCCACCCTGAGCAAATACTTTAAAGGAAGCTAAATTTTCAGGCATTAGACGATAGTGCTCATAGTATTGCTAAACGATTTATTTCTTTGAATGACTGTAGATCTAATATCTAATGGATCATCCATAAGAATACGTCTCATAGAACGAATCCCTTCTTGAAGGCTTTGCTGGTGTAAAGCAGCACTTTGATCATTTGATCTAAATCTCATCATGTACATCATTGCACCATCAATAATGACATGGTTAAATCTGTCAGGAATAACTGCTACATCATCATAAGCAGAAAGATCTGCAGGGAATGTCCAATATACATACTCTATTTCGTAAGCATCGTTTGGAACAGGAGTTACACCAAATTTACTTTCATATGTTTGATAAACTCTTTGTGGAGCAGATACACCAGATCCAGAATCACTTTGATCATCTATTCCACGATATCTTTGAGTATATTCTTCAAAAGAAATAGTTGGCAGATAACTAGGTGTATTACTTGCAGAGCCTAACTCTTTAATATAAAAAGTATCCCAGTCAACCGTAGCAAAATCTGCAGGAAAATCATACTGTCTTGTACCTGCAGTCAGTGTTTGAGTATATGTAGTTTTTAAGAAAGGCCATTCCTGACCTGTCTGTAGGATATTTCTAATGGAGTTATTGACAGCTTGTTTAGCTAGTGCCTGTACGTTACGTACGTCAGTAAAGCCACTCCCTGTTGTAGCAAGGGTAACTTCATTCAACCTAGTAAGTAGTTGGTTCACCAACGCAACGTAAGTAGCCATTACAAAAATCCTTCAGATAGCCTAAAGGGGCCAGTTGCCCAGCCCCCAAGGTTAGTTTAGTTACGCAAGGTAATCACGAGATACTTCGTCAGCACCTTTAGTTGCTTCATTAACATCAACAACGATTGCCCATACACGAGCAGTCACTGTTGCTGCTGGAGCAGCACCTGCAGTACCTGTTACATCAATAGTGTCTTCTGAAGCAATGATACCCAGTGTTTGAGTACCAAATGCAAAGTCACCTGCAGAACCACTATCTACAGCTGTAGCAGCCATAAATGTAGTTGTACCGTCAGTAACTGTAACATCGTAATCTGCTGAGTCCATTGCATCAATCAACTCAACACCTGCTGCTAGAACAAGAGTACCTGCTCCAACAGTCGGACCTGTTACTGTGCCAGTTGAAGTTGGAAGTTCAACTTCCTTTTCAACCATGACTGCTTTTGAAAGCAAAGAAGTAGATTTAGCCATAAGTCAATCCTCCCTTACGCCAAGTTATATTTAGCAGTTGTGATTGCTTCTGGACGAAGAATCTTACGACCGTATAGGTGCATACCACGGACGATGTCAGCAAAGCTGTCTGGGTCACGGTATGTTTCAGTCTTACTGATCTGCTCTGCAGTTGCTACTGCTGAGTCATGACCTGCAACGATAACACCATAGTTAGTGTTCTGGTTAGCTGTACCAGTTGTTGCAGGGCCAGTACCTACTGAAGGTAGGTTGCTTGAGCTGTATACACGGAAACCGTGGAAGTTGTTCAAGACTAGACCGTTACGTAGAGCACCTGATTCACCGTAATCAGCATTTAGGAAACGTGAATCTTCGTCACGAAGGATTTCCATAAATACTGGATCAACGACAATCCATCTACCTTGAGTGTCAACTTGTTGTTGGTCAAGTAGACGACCCATACGAGCCACTAGCATTGCTGGTGAAATCGTAGCAGTTGGAAGTGCTGTTGCACCTGGTAGACGAGCTGCGATTGGGATTGAGTGGTCACCTGCAGAAGAAGTTGTAATGTTACCAAAGTCACCCTTCTTCAACTTCATTGAAGATAGCAATTCGTCTGAACCTGCAGTTGTTACTGCTTTAGTACCGTTTACAGTATCATTTACAGTATCTGCAGCATCATGTAGTGCAGACTGCTTATAACCTGATAGGTAACCTAGAACTTCTTGGTCATGCTGGTCAGCCAAACGGTATGCCGCACGGTTGGTCGCAAGATCCATGAAGTTTACGTGTGAGTGAGCTTCTTCGATATCGTCGATCTTGAAGGCATAATAGTTAGCCTTATCAACGACTAGAGAGAAATCCTCATCGTCCAAATCTTGTGCTGTGATCTGTGTGCCACGAGCATAAGACGAGACTGAAATTTCAGGTTCCTTGATGATCTTAACTGTATCACCTTGGGCTGAAATCTCACCGAAATAATCAGAGTTAGTGATATCACCAACTACTGTAGACTTGCGGAATGCAAGCTGTACTTTTTTGGAATAGATGACACTGGAAAAATTGCCGTTGGGCAAATTACCGTAGCCACCTGCTGTTGTAAAAGCCATGATAAAATCCTCCTGATATTTGGCTTATAGGAAGCTAAACACCTTAAAGAGGCTGTTGTTTTTCTAGGGTGCAGATAATACTCAGTTGGCCTACCGAGTATATACTGGGCCTATACTTGAACAGGTAGTTCTTTTTAGTTTAGACTTTTTGTGAAATTTGGCCGAGACAAAAGGTAGTCAAAAAGAGGCTTTTGTCTCTGTGCCTATAGTTATACTGTTGATTTATTAGTTGTCAACAGCTTATCTAGCTTTGCCAGATACATCGTAAACAAATTTACCCGAACGGATAGCTTTGTTAATTTCCTCAGATTTAGCTTCAAACTCTTTGTCTGACATTTTTGCTACATCTGATTCACGAATAGTGTCCCCAGACTCATCTACATCTACAGACGTTTTACTACGTCTTGTGACTGTTGAGGCTGCGTCTTTGGCCTTAGCTTTTTTTGCAGTTTTAGTAAGGCCTTTATCTACTTTGTACAAGTCAATAACACGTACTACTGATGCAGGATCATCTGCATTCTCGTATAGTGCATCTTGTACCCACTTAGGCTGTTCCTCAGCCCAATTATGAAACTCATCAGAAGAACGTAAATCATCAAAGTCTTCGTGTGCTTTACGGATAGCATTCTCTGCTTTGACTCGTTCTGCTTCTGATTGTGCTTTGTCTAACTCTTTTAGTCTAGCATCTGCTTTACTAAACATTTCCTGAGCTTTTTTAGCAGCAATAGTTTCTACAATACCTGCTACGTCTGGATATTGCTTTGCCCATTCTTCAATGTCTTCATCAGACTTTGGAGGAACAATAGATTCTTTTTCCATGCGTTTTTCAAAGGCTTCGAACTTTTCGTTCCACTCCTTTTCTTTTTCTTGCATGTGTCGTCTTAAATCACCATATCTTTTTTTAAAAGATCTTTCTTCTGCAGATAACGTTGTTTCTTCAACTTCTGTATTGGTCTCTTCCGTTTCGGTAGTTTCTTCTTCGATTGATTCAGATTCTTCGCCACGTTGTTGAGCTTCAAGACGTTTAATCTCCTCTTCCTCATCTTCCATACGTTTACGTTTTCTATCGTAGTTATACCCACGATCAACAAAACCTGCTGTTTTTTGGGTTTCTACTTCTGCTAGTTCAGGCATTTATATTCTCCTTATGTTGGGGCCAGCCGTAGCTGGGTAGCCTTATTTGTTACCTGCGAGTCCGCCT